CAAAATTGATTTATTCTAACAGAATTTTAGGCGATGCCTCCTTGAATGAGCGGCAAAAAGATAAAATTGTTGAAGCCATCGCCAACGCAAAAACAAAAGATGAAGCAAAGGCTCTTTGTGAGGCTCTTAAAGCTACAGTGGGAACCAGCAAAAATGATGGTCCAAAATCACTAAGCGAGTCTGTTAACAGAAAGTCCAATTTATCTAATATTTTGCAAAGATCAAAAAGAAATATCAACGAGACACAAGAACATTCTTTCTCTGATAGAATGAAAAAACTCGCTGGTCTTTCTTAGACATTATAAGGAGGTTATAAAATGTCTATTCTTAATACACTTACAGAAGGCATAGTAAACCGTGATATGGCTAAAGAAGGTCAAGCTCTTCTCAACAAATGGTCACAAACAGGTTTACTTGAAGGTCTTCAAACCGAGAGACAAAAGCACTCAATGGCTCGTCTTTTGGAAAACCAAGCAAAAGAACTTCTTCGTGAAGGTTCTTCAATGGCTGCTGGCGATGTCGAAGGTTTCGCTGCTGTAGCTTTCCCTATTGTCCGTCGAGTATTCGCTGGACTTATCGCTAACGATCTTGTTAGTGTTCAACCGATGAGTTTGCCATCTGGCCTCATCTTCTTCCTTGACTTCAAATTTGAAGAAAACGGAGCAAGCCCAAGAATGGGTAATGTTGATGGAAAATCCATCTACGGTACTAATCAAGTTGGTGCTGAAGTTATCGATGGTGTTGATCTTATTAATGCAACATCAAAAGCTGGCTTCGGTGGTCCGGGTCGTGACGGTTCTACCGGTTATGCTTATGCATCTCCATCTGGAAGTCTAAGTGCTGTATTGTCTGCTGATGCTGAGAATACTGCTTTGATTTTTACACTTGATGGTGCTGTTACTGAAGCAAACAAGAAAAGGATCAAGTATGACGCAGATCTTTTAGCAATTACAGATAGTAGCCAAAAAGTTGTTGTTTTGGATATTGACCCAGCAAATATCGTTTCAAATGATGGTCTTGCAGATTTCAATAATCTTTCTGCTTTCATAGGTTCTGCTACTGGTCTTAATACTGCTGTTAGTAATATCTCAGCCAATACTGCTGTTCAAATTCGTCGTCTATCTGATCGCGTAGCACCAGCAAATGCTGATAATACACCAAATACCATCACTGACCATTCTGTCAGATTGGTATATACAATCCCTACTGCAAACGCTACCAATCAGGCTGCTACTGCACTTGATTCTGGATTCACTGCTGCTGAGTTTACCTTTCCTTTGAAAGATAGTCTCCCTGCCGGTTCAGCAGTTGGTTCTGTTGGTTCTTCAAGCAACTTGTTCCCGCTTGAAGGCGAAACATCAATTCCTGAGATCAACATTGATGTTAGTTCAACAGCTATCACAGCACAGACCAAGAAGTTGAAAGCCAAGTGGACCCCAGAATTGGGACAAGACTTGAATGCTTACCACAACTTGGATGCTGAAGTTGAATTGACTTCTATCCTTTCAGAGCAAATTGCTTTGGAAATTGATCGTGAGATTCTTGCTGACCTTGTTAATGGCGCAACTGCTGCTATTTACTACTGGTCTCGCGCACCGGGACTCTTCGTTAATCGCGAAACAGGTCTTGAATTGGGTGCTAGCTCTGCTGCTCCTGACTTCACCGGTACTGTTAGCGAATGGTACGAGACTTTGATTGAAACCATCAATGATGTTTCTGCTCAAATTCATCGTAAGACACTTCGTGGCGGTGCAAACTTTGTTGTTTGCTCTCCAGAAGTTGCTAACATTCTTGAGTTCACCGCTGGTTTCCGAGCCAATGTTACTGCTGATGCAGACAAAGGCTTGATTGGCGCACAAAACGTCGGTTCTTTGAGCCGTAAATATGACGTTATCGTCGATCCTTACTTCCCACGAAACGTTGTTCTCGTTGGTCGTAAAGGCGGTTCTTTCCTTGAAAGTGGCTATGTGTATGCACCTTATGTGCCTCTCCAAGTCACTCCGACTATCTTCGGGCCAGAGGACTTTGTTCCTCGTAAGGGGGTCATGACCCGCTATGCCAAGAAGATGGTCCGTCCTGACATGTACGGTTTAGTTATCTGTCGTGGATTGCTTGGTGAAGAAGGTTCTAGCTAATTAATAATTAGTTAACCAATATAATGCCCCCCTTCCTTACGGTTGGGGGGTTTTTATTTTTTAAAAACTAATTATTTTGACTAGATTTTATTCTCCTTGGGCGAGGCCACTGCCCTAGAAAGATGTTATTCCGAGGTGGCTGGAATAAGATCATTGAGTAGAGTCAAGTTATTGCAATAATATAAAAGGAGAAAATATTATGGGAAGTAGAAGATTAGGCCGTAAAAGGCTTTTTAGTTTAGATAAGGCTGGTCAAAGTTTGACTGCCTCAAACGGATCGGGAACGCCCGGATGCGCTAGTTTCAATCAACATAGAGAAGGAAATATGATTATTTCTGAATTTACAATTGATCTTGGAGCATCCACCGGTGCGGTGACAAGCCCCGGATCTGCAAAAATTATTGGTTTGAGTGCATCACACCCTGTTGCTGCAATCACAGCACAATCACGCTCAAATATGCTACTTGTTGATAGAGCAATTCATGGTCTTATCACAGACGCAGAATTGGTTTGTGTTGAGACCCCAGCGGGTTCTGGTGCAGATACTGATATTGATCTTGCTGTTCTTAACAAATCCGACCTTGCCGCTCAAGGTGGGTTTTCTGGCTCTGCCACAGGCGTTATTATTAATGCCGGAACACAAACGGCACCGATGTCTACCGCTTCGGATATGGCTGGCACTGATATTGATAATAAATATCTTGTATTACAATCCGCAACCAACAATGGTGTTAAAGGCACATATAGTGCAGGTAAATTTATCATTCGTTTGTTTGGATATATTACCCCAGACGATGTATAAAAAATAATTTATAAATTGTATACTTATTCCCCGATGCTTTGTTCATCGGGGAATTTTTTTTTAATTACTAATTAATATTAATAAAGGAGTCATATAAATGAGTAGCATAAGAGTAACCAGAAAAAAACAAAAAAAGGTTGTAGAAGAGGCCCCTAAGAAAGCACCAAAGACCACTTCAAAGCCTAAAAAGACCCGCGAACCAGCGAAGAAAAAAGTTTTTAAAACGGTAAAATAATTTTATATTAAAAGGATGTCCCATGGGAATAAAAAGAAGAGCAATGTTTAATCCAAAATTTAAACATTCAAGACCCGATAGATGGCAAAAGGGTCAAAATATGTTAAACACAAAAAGCAACTCTGAAACAATTGAAACAATTAAACAGAAAGCTTCCGAAGATAACACTACAGATACAAGCGACATTGTTGAAGAGATGATACAAGAAATGGAAGAACTGGTTTCAACAATACAAGTGCCAACTTATAACGTCACAGAGTTAAAGAAAAAAAGAAAAGCCGAGCTTCTACAGATAGCTGAAACTTTAAATTGCGAAGTAACAATTAAAAACACAAAGACTCAAATAATCAAGGCCATTGAAAAACAATCCGCATAAGTATTATTAGACTATTTACTATGACCGGGGGATTTATGAATGGCAGTTCCTACTTTAACACCAACATCAACAAAGAGCGCAATTGTTTTACCAGAGTCGGTATCATTTAATGATAGCCACACACCATCACAGTCTGTTGTAGCTGAAGCCTGCCCAATAGGCTTTTATACTGGATCTGCTGGATTTGTATCTGGTGCGATATCACAAGTTGCTTACACATACAAGAAACTTGGTGGAGATATACTTGATCTTGAAATTACATCTGGTAGTGTTTTTGCAAATTATGAAGAGGCTGTTTTAGAGTATTCGTATCTCGTTAACTTACATCAATCAAAAAACACTCTAGGATCGATGCTAGGGGCCCAAACAGCAAGCTTTGACCACAAAGGCGAGGTTAGTAGTGGCCCCGAAGACGTGGCTCTTAAATACCCTAAATTCTCGTTTGAAACAGCTTTTCGTATTTCTGATTCGTATTCAACACAAGCCGTCGTTGGAGGCAGACAAACAATCTACTCAGCTTCAATTGATCGTGTTGCACACAAACAAGATTATGATTTACAAACAGCCGTCTCTTCTTCAGCAGCGGATTCAGATAATAGTTCTTTTCCTTATTATAATAAAGTTGGTGACAAAAGAATAAAGATACATCAAGTTTATTATATTTCTCCAAGGCAAATGTGGAGATTTTACGGTTATTATGGTGGCTTGAATGTTGTTGGTGATTTTAACAATTACGGACAATATGCTGATGACTCTTCTTTTCAAGTTATACCAGTGTGGCAAAACAAAATACAAGCAGTTCAATTTGAAGATCATTTGTATACAAGAACATCTCATTACTCTTACGAGATTATTAATAATAATTTAAGAATTTACCCAGAACCAGATGAAGTTTCACCGGAAAAGTTCTGGTTTAGGTTTTCTATTGAAAATGAAAATGAACCATGGAACGACGATTCTGCATCTGGTCAGAATGGAATCAATAATATGAACACGCTTCCATTTGAAAACATTCCTTATGAAAATATTAACTCAATCGGTAAGCAGTGGATTCGTAGATTTGCTCTTGCTTTATCTAAGGAGACGTTGGGACAAATTAGAGGAAAATTTGGAGGCTCTATACCAATCCCCGGAGACAATATTAGCTTAAATGCTTCCGATCTTTTATCTCAGGCAAAAGATGAACAGCAAACACTAAGAGAAGAATTAAAAACACAACTGGACGAAATGACTTATCAAAAGCTTGTTGCATCTGATAATGAAATGACTAAGAATGCTCAAGAAGTTGTTTCTAAGACGCCTTTGAAAATTTTTGTAGGATAAGTAAATGTCGGATAAATGGAAAAAACTAGCTCAACCACCCCCTCCGATGTTTCTTGGAGAAAAAGAAAGAGACTTGGTAAAACAAGTCAATGATGAAATTATTGAAAGAGTGGTTGGACAACAAGTTCTTTACTTTCCAATCGATGTTGAGCACACAAACTTTCACCCTCTTTATGGAGAGGCCATAGAAAAAACATTTTTACCCCCAGTAAGAGTATATGCGCTTGTAGAATATGGTGGAGAGGAAACAAATTTCTTATCAAATATCGCAATCGATGAAATGGAAAAGATAACAATAAAATTTCACAGAAGAAGATTAACTGAAGATCAAGATCTAGAAGTGGAAGTTGGTGACTTTGTTAGGTATGGCGATATTTATTATGAAATCATGAAAAAATCAGAACCCAAACATTTGTTTGGCCAACCAGAACATGAATTTGAAACGATAGCAGAATGCATAAGAGCAAGGGACGGATTATTCAATGCCAGTTAAAGAGTTTACTTTTGAGCCTTCAACAATAGAAACCATAGATACTGGTTTGTATAATTGGGTGAGTGAAACCCTTGCACTTCACACTTCGACCAATGAAGGTTGGAGAAAAGTTCCAGTTATTTGGCTTGGTGCGGAAAGGTCATTTCAAGTCAAAAAAGACCAACTTTTAAGAAGCGGTGACAGCAGATTGAAACTCCCCATAATTGCTGTGAATAGAGAATCAATAACTAAAGACGCATCTTTTAAGGGCAGATTTCAAGCTCATTACGAAGAAAACAGTGACTATAAAGGTGGTGTGGTTACGATTACTCGAAGAATACAACAGGAAAAAACCAGAAATTTTACAAATGCTGATTTAGCTAGATTATTAAAAGATAGTAGACAAACTGGCCCTCAAGTTAATAATAATAAGA